CATCAGATGGTCCGCTTGCCGACTGAATAAGCCTTCCTCCAGCAGTTGGGTCGCCGGGGTTTGGTATTATCAATGAGCCAATTTCAAAATCTTCTGGCGTAAATATTTTTGGATCAAAATATCCTTTCGTAGCGGGGGAGAATTTATGAGCAGCCTCAAACGCCTCAATTTGATCGACGGTCATTTTTGGGCCACCAACTTGAAACGGCACAGAAACTTTATTTCCTGTCTGCTTTCCAATCTCAATAAAGTCACTAGCGTCCGTTAGGTCATAAACACGCTTTTCAAGATCGCGCATTGCATCTAGATCAAGAAGTCCACCAGACTTCGTCACACCGCTTTCTCCACCCGCAGCAGAAAGCCCAAGCAGACCGGATGCCTTGCCACCTCGATTAGCTCCCAGTGTCGTACTGCCAACAGGTTCGCCATTCCGCTCTAGCATCTTCATGCGGTTTAGAACGTCTTGATCCCATGTGACGAAGTTGCGGGTGCGCGGGTCACTCTCAGCCTGTAGCTTCTTGAGTGCAGCTAATTCGTTTTCGTGCCGTCTCAGTCTTATCTTGTTGTAATCTGACTGCGGGGCGGCTTTTAAGGCATCAATTTCGCCCAATTTTTGGGATATTTCATTATCGAAGTCTCTCGTTGCCCTACTCATGCCGTCATAGTATTTCAGGCCGGGGATGCCAGCGCGAGCGAGTGCCTCGGATGCGGCTTTGTCGGAGCCGTAGAGGTTGGCGAGTTCTTTATAAAACCCCCCTCCTTTTTTATTAGGCCCAAACATAGCATCAACAGCAATTCTCGCCCTCTCTGCTTGAGCCGCATTAGCCTTCGCTATACCAGCGTCAATTTCCGACTGCGGCAAGTCCTTGATATCGGATAACTGCTCGTAAAGTTCATCCAATTCCTTGTCGGATATATTAACCTTATAATCACTAGGTACATCGCCACGCTCATATTTACGCAACATCGCAGCTAATTCGTCTTGCGATACTTGATCGGCAAACTTTCGCACACTCTCCGGTTGCTCACTCAACGGCGCATCCCAATCCAGATAACGGGCAATGTCTTCGTCGGGAAGGTCGTGCTTGTAGAGGTAGCCGTGGTTGCGGTCTATCATAAGGTCGGCTTTATTGGCATCATACCAATCAAGCGCATCCGCATAAGACTTTCTTAATTCATTCGGCGTTATTGCGCCCGGATCAAGGCGCATGGAATAATAAATGCTCGTCCCATCATCAAGCATCTCGATTTGTTGCCTTAGAGACGCCGCCGCTTCGTCAAGATCACCATACCCGCTCGCAAACGATGCGGAAACATCGTCTGGACCACCTCCGCCACTACGGGAAGGCATAATAACTGTTCCATCCTTCCGCATCAGAACGTCGCCGGGGGACAACTGACGTTTATAATTTTCCCCGACGCTCCGCGCCCCCGCATCATACCGCCCCCACCCATAAGCCTGTGCGCCTTCACCCTTGCCGACATGTTTCAAACTGTCCTTTGTGCCGCCGGGACCGTATTTGTGTGGACCGCCCTGCCAAACGTGGGCAGGCAAAGACCCCGCAGGAGCGCGGAACGGCAATACTGCGTTTGTCCCAAGCAAGCCCAGCGCAAGCTCCGTGTTCTGACTGCCATCATTCAGCCCCGCGACCGTGCCGGGTGCCTCACGCATCGCGCCTTGAATCTGGTCAACCGCTGCGCCTGCAACGCCCGTGACAGCCTTCGCAGGCAGTGCCAACAAGCCTAGCGCTGTGTCTGGATAGTCATAATCCTTCGCCGCGTAATACCCACTAAGCAGCCCACCAAGCGCCCGTGTTGTAATCGCGTTAGATGGCTGAGATAAAAGCCCAGCGCCTCTACGGGAAAACAGTGGCGTGTATTGTCCGGGTTCAGGCATTAGATTTCACCGTCTTCTTCTGCGTCATAGTCAATGCCCTGCGCGTGGGTCCAAGTCCCCCCTGCTGGAATCTTTACTTGAGCGCGTGCGTACCGTGTCGAACGAGAGAAAGGGACCATGCCAGTCAAAGCCTCAATAGCATTTGGCCCGTCCGTGGTCAGTGAATCCGTCTGCAAGTTCCTGTGCTTGAGCGCAACGGTCGCCGCGCCCCCATCAACATAAGGGCGAACGCCATTTACAAACATGCGCTCCGATGGCTTTCCAAATAATTCGTTGCCGCCAACTTCCGCAGTCTCAATAGTTGCCTCAAGATTACTCCCGGCAAATCGAGCAAGGCGCTTAGAGCTATCAAAAGCAGAAAGCAGAAGACGACCACCAGTCCAAGCACGGCTGTCCAAACTAAATGGCAAAGTATCCATATTGCCAAACTGATCCAACTCATCGAGCGTATAACCAGCAGACAAATCCCTGAACAGTAGCTCCATTTCAATCTCTGCATATCCCCACCGATCCAACGCCCAGTTATAAATCAACTGATGATTTGGCCTGCCTGCACTGTTGTTTGCGCCCGGATATGACCACCAGACAAGTTTGTTGATAGGGTCAGCCGCAGCATAAATTCGATGATAATACGACTGGTCAAGGTCAGTGAAGAAGAACTTGTCAACACGTTGATTGCCAATAGGCGTCGATCCTGACCCATCAAAACGATAAAAACCATCTTCGCCAAGATAAAACCCAAACGGACCAACGTTGACCACGCTATTCTCAGCAGGCGTTCCCCTGTCGCGCTCGACTTCATAAAAGCCAAACACAGTAGGTGGGCCTTCATACTGAACACGATAAATTGCCTTCTCGCAGAAGATGGCTCCATCAAGACCACCAATAGCCCCAGTAATTCGCTGGACTGCGCCACCTACGGGCAAGTCTTGCCTGTCAGACTGCTTGGCAGCAGCGTCAGCAGACGCAATCGTAGGCCAATCCGTAGGGTCATCAATAGCAGACCACCAGACACGGTTTTGAATATTGCCGTCAGTGGAATCGTATGTATTCCCAAGCATTACAAAGTTATTAATAACTGCCGCGTGCTTTGCTCTAGGCGCAGCCGCCGCCAAATCAGAGAATGCACTATCCGTCCCCATAATAAAACTCTGGGGCTGATCTGAAAGACCATTAACACCAACAACACGCTCACCATATTGGACAAATTCCCACGCACCGTCATTGGCTGTTGTATATGCGCCTGAAGACTTGGAAACATTAGCGAATGCAGTCGTTCCAAGCTTGAACAAGTCCTGACTGTCACCGCAAAATGTATTGACGTTGCCAGAGCTGTCCCGAAAGGAATTTGCCCCCTGCGGTCTGTTGGTAAGTGCGTCAGCTACATTCGCCAAGTCTGCTATAGCGCCGTAACTGCCGACAGTCCGAGGAATAACATTCGTCGCAACAGTTGTGCCGCCGTTATAGTCTGGCTGGTCTGGCAAATATTCAGCGAACGGAATCAAAACTGTGTCGCCTTAATCTTTGCTGCGATGTACTTGTTCGTCTCTGCCTCAATCTCTGCCAAGGCGCTCTCCTCTGCCGCATTCATAGCAATAGCCTTCTCTGGCTTCTGCACCTTGTGGAGATATAGTTCAGCCTTTGCCCTAGCCCTAATGAGAGCCTCGCCATCGACCATCCACGCATTTGTGTCGGTTGTGGCTGATAGCGTTGCAAGCTTTTTAACCCCACTTACATGCAACACGTAACTCTCATCAGGAATAGGGTACAAGCGCAAACGCTGCGCGTAGCGCACATAATCTGTGGGGGTGCCTACATATTGCGACCGCGTCTGCGCCTGTTCCATGTACGACCATGACCGCTCGATAAGCGGATAAGTCGTGTTGTTGTCATCAATCGTTAAGCTGTCAATCTCGACCACGCGATTAAGCGTTGCAAAGTCAGCACTCGTGTAAAATTCTTGGCTGCTTGACGCGCTCAAACTATCGATAAATTCATTGAAATAAAACCGCTTGCGCTCGTAATGAGAAATCGCGGTTTGAATTGCGTTTTTGACATCCGACGTAAGGTCTGAGCGCCCGATCTCGCTCTCGATCCTGTCAATCATCTTGCCATAGGTGCCGCTAATAGCCATGTGGGGTTATCCTTCGCAGCGCTTCTCATGAAACGCTATTCCACGTCCAATATGTTCCCCACATTTTCGACAATACCCTTTTTTAAAAGGCTTTTCCACTACTTTTGGCGGGGCAGCTTCTTCAATTTTATCAGGGGTTTGGTCAACATGATACGCCTGTCTACGCCTCATTGAGAACTCCTTTATTTGCTCGATCCAATGCGTCCCACCACTCTCCATCCCATTCACTGTCGGCATGATGTTTCATGTCAGGTGTGCCAAGGGTAAAGTGTGTGTTGTAGTGATCCTCTGGTTCATCGTAGCCCACGAGATGGTTCCATCGAGGGTCAAGGCTCCCAATACGTTCAGCGTCACACCACGTCAGGCCATGCAGCGCAGACCCGGACCAGTTATTCAGGACGAAAGGCGTCATGCCCCTTAACCCTGCTGGACGCATAAACATAAACGAAGACCAATTCTTTTTGTTGTACGATGTTTGCTTTACACCGTCCATCTTGATGGCCTCTGTTGGCTTGTGATTATGCTGCACGCAGTAGAGAGACTTTGACTGCTCAATCTCATCGAATAGATAATGAACATCCGTTCTGAACATCATGTCAGCGTCACAGAACAACACCCACTCGTCGGCATAGTCCATGAGAATCGGAACAGCAAAGCGAGTGAATGAAAACTGCGTCGAGAATGGACGCCCGTCTTTGTCGTCCCACATCTGGCCTGTTACATCAACGTGATACGAACGCCAGTATACACCCTTGCTGCGAAGCTCCCATTCCTTGAGCGGAATGATTTCTACGGGCCTTGAGGTGTTCTCACGTATCGTCTGCTCGCAGACACGATAAGCGTCATGGTCGCGTGGATCGTAGCCTATAAATATTTTCATTTCTTCATGCCCACAAAAACAAACTCACCACCCATCTCTTGGAAATTCATCATGTCCCATCGATCCATGATCTGAGGTATCCACCAAGTCTTTTCCTTCACGATGAGATGCGCGTTCCGTCCGTCAGACAAAACCTTCTTGGCAGGGCGAGTCGCGACACAAAGATACACGGCACGTTTCGTCAGGCGCTCCAGATCGTCCAGAACATCGTCCAAGCACTGTGGCTCAATATGCTCCAGCACATCTGAGCAAACCACGATGTCGGCTGGTTCAGGCGCGTCTTCCTTGCCGGGAATCGCAGGGTCATATTCTTTTATACGTACACCAATCGACGCATTAAGCGTCCCCTTTCCACAGCCATAATCAAGGATGTCGGCAGTCTGCATGGCATTCGCTAGACCAAGAACCGCCTCTGCATGCTTATGACCGCTCGTGCCATATGCCTCGTTGCTTTCATGAAGCTCGCTGTTTAGCCGCTTGTATTCATCAGTAATCAGCATTTTTTAGTCTCTTTCCCACAGTTTCAAAAACATGTTCCCAGCCTTTGCCTTCCTGACGGATAAGCTCAAGGTGCTCGCCATACCAAAGCATCGGACCTTCCAGCCCATAGCGCCAAGCAGCGTGGTCAGGCGTTAAACAGAAGCATTTAGCCCCAATCGCCCCCGCAATATGTATCGCCGTCTGACAGACAGAAACAACCAAGTCGCAAGCCTCAATCAAATCTGCTTGCTGCTCAAAATTATCAATCACCTCTTGCCAGTGGATGATGCCAAGCTCTTGTGCCTGCGCTGCTGCGTCTTCCCCATACTGGAGAGACACGAACGTCTTGTCTGGGTTGTCAGTAATGAGTGTCTTCCATAGCGACAGAGGTGCATTCCGTAGCTGCTGGTGCGTTCCCTTAGTCCCGCCATGCCAAGCAATGCCAACAATCGGATCATCGCCCAATAGAGCTTTGTACTTACTCCCATCAGCCTTTAGATATCGATTTCGCGGGAAGTCTTTGTCGTCGTTTCTAAATAATCCGGGCAGGCTACCCATCGGGATATAAGCATCCACGTCAGGGTGCGCTGTAATCAATTCTTGATGCGATCCATAACACGGCACTTCAAGAGACTTTTCGATAAGCGAACGCAAGCGATGCTCCACCTCAATGACGATCTCCTCTGCAAACTGACTCGCGTCTTGATAGCAAGAGAGGAACATGATTTCGTCACCAACACCTTGTTCTCCATGTATTGCAAGCTTCTTGACCTTTTCCCCGTGCCACCGTGGGCAAGTGTATGGACGGTTGCTTACGCTGTGCGTATCCAATTCAAACCGCGCTTCATAGTCTGGCCAAGCCTCGCGCCAGTTTCCTAGCTCCAGATTAGCCAATGCGCGATGGTTCCGCGCCTGTGGGCTATCCTCGATGGCAAGTGACTGGTCAGCATAATCTAAAGCCTTATCAGGCTCCCCTGTGTTGATGTAGCTGCCAGACATCATTGCGAGAGTGTCTGCCCTATCTGATTCCAGCGCCAAGGCTTTTTGATACGCCTCACGAGCGTCTTCTGTATGCCCTTCGTTGCGATATGCCGTGCCAAGATTATGCCACACTTCAGGCAACTCATCCCCGCCCGTCTTTGTAGCAGCCCGAAGCAATGTGATAGCTGAACCGAATCTGTTTTGCTGAGAGAACAACGTCCCCAACAGATACAGTACAATAGGATCGTCAGGCTGTGCGCCTAACAGATTTTCATAAAGAATAGAGGCCCGATCCAGATGCCCTTGAGCATGTAGATCGCCTGCCTCTTTAACAACATCGAGAAATTCACGCATATGTTCCCCCACAGAACAGATTGAAAGGGCGGGAGCCGAAGCCCCCGCCAATCAATTTAAGACTGGTTGACCGCCGTGTAAAGAACGGTCAGATCAATAGTCGCTGAGATCGTCCAAGTTGCCGAAGATGGAGACACAACAACATATTCAAATCGTTGCGGTGCATCGTCGGAAACAGAGACGCGGTATTTGGTAGCACCCTCATCGGCAAATGCCGGGGCAGTACCAGATGCGAGAGAACCAAACTGGGTCACTGCACCTTGAACACCGACTGTTGCATTAGCAGCAGTCTCTGCAGTTGTAATCTTGCCGTAGACGCCAATGATGTCAGAACCCGTTGGGATTTTGCACATCAAGATAACGTCACCGACAGTACCAGCATGAACGTACTTTACAGAAGAAGCATTCACACCAGCATGGACAAGCCGTGGCTCAACAGAAGCGACAGCCTGCGTGGAAGTTACGGTAGTAACAGCCATAGTTCAGTCCCTCCTTATACCGCTGGCGCGTAAGTTGAGAGCGCGATGGTTCCGAAGTCTTTGCTGTTGAAGCGCATTTTCTTCAGACCACCAATACACCCAGCTTCGACGCCAAGTTGGTTGCCATAATCAAACATCTCTTCCGTCCAATCCATTTGACCCGGACCACTGCCTCGCCCGTAAGCGATACAAGCAGCCTGAGCACCGCACATAACAGCGCGTCGGAACTGCGATGCAGTACCTGTTGCTGGTGTGCCAGTGATGACTGGAATACGAGTGCTTTCATGAACGATGACGTTGTTGTACTCAAACGATGCCCCAGTAACAATTGGGTTGTCTTTGTACTTACCGCCCATCATAGCAGCACGGAAGATTTCGATGTAGTTGTTCACTGCCGAAGCGTTAGCAGTCCGCAACAGATACATCTGGTAAGGGTGAATAAACAAGACGTACTTGTCTTCACCAGATACCTTAACTGGGCGAATGATTGGGTCCGTACCAGTCGTAAAGGACTTAGCCTTCGCAACAAGACGGTCAATATCCGACAGCTTCAATGCGTTCGTTGTGGAAGCAGTGAGAGATGTTTCAGCATCGTGGTCAGCACCAGCAATTAAGTGGTCGCTGTCTGGTTCAACCGCCGCTTGGTTCCCGGTGAAGCGCGTATCGGCCTGACCAGTGTTACCAGTGACTTGGTTTATGAACCAAGTATCAATGCGGTCAGCCCACCAATCCTGAAGGCCCGTCCGGGCTTCTTCGCGAATGGAGAACGGAACGCGCTGCTCTGACATCTTACCAGCACTACGCACAGCGTGGCGTAGCTGATCGATAAAGACGTTGTCAGAGTACGTGACCAGAGCTTCTTCGTTGCCTTCCAAGGTTCCATCACCTTGGATACCAGCACCCGTCAACTGCATACGCAGACCAACGGTGATTCGATCACCCGCCGACTTTTGTGTCTCGTCTTTGATCTGGATGAGGCTATCCGAACCCTTGCTCATAAACTTGGATGCCCAAGTCTGTTTAAGAGCCTCTTGGAATAACTTCTTCGACCAAAGCTTGACAGCCAACGGATGATTTACGGGATAATCCGTATTAGCCATTTCATCATCCTTTTCTAATGGCGTTAAAACTTAGGTTTATGCCCATTTAACGCATGGACTGCGCCAGATTGCCATTTACGTCAGGCAGACGAGAGTTGTCGGTTTTACGTTCCTCAACGCTATGATACCGGGAATAACTTGTCCCAAGCCTTGTCAAAATCTTCGCCCTCCATATCGGCGAGCGCTTCAAGGGTTAGTTCACCTTGAGATGATCCGCCCTTTGAAATTGTCTTGGCAGCTTTCTGGCCTTTCTCAACCTGCGCCACCTTGTCAACCGTTCCATTAACTTTACTAGATTGAGGTGACTTTGTCCATCCTCGCAGCTTGGCAAGCTCGACCAGCTTCTCAGCAGGGTTAACCCCTTCCTCGAATGCACGGGAAGCAATTGCCTGCTCTTCACGTTGTGCCAACGCCACAGCCTGATCTCGATCCATGCCACCCGCAAGCATATGCTCTTGGACACGACCATTCACGAGGTGGTTATAAGCGTCTTGGAAGTCAGGGTTGCTTTCAGCATATTCCTGTGCGGCTGTTTGGTATCGATTGAGGAACTGATTGGCATTAGCTTGTTGCTGCTGCTTATGTATAGCTTCTTGCTGCTGCTTCTGCATCTGCTCCAGAGTTTGACTGGTTTTCTCCGACTGCCTACGAAGGTACTCCGCAGGGTCATCGTCAAACGAGACTTCAGGCTCTTCAGGCTTTATTGCTTCCTGAAACGCCTTAAAGCGCTCTTCCATACGGACTATCTTGTCCCGTAACTCTTGCGCCTCTGCCATCGCTTCCTTACGTCGCATGCGCTCTTCATGCATGGCACCATAAGGGACTTTCTTTTCGTTTGCCTCGTCGGCTAGTTTTTCTTCGGCTTGGGCTTCATCGGGTTCATCTTGCTCCCGCACTTCCGGCCCATCATTGGCTGGTTCATCTGCTTTATCCTCTGCTTCAGGTGTTTCATTCAACAGGGCTGCATCAGTCTTTGATAACTCGCCGCCCCAAGGGTCAGTTTTCGTTTCTTCGCTCGTAGTTTCCGTCTCGACAGACGCTAATGCTTCACTCATTTCCCACAGTTCCTTTTCGGTATGGTCCGCTAATTAAGGAAGATTTGGATTAACAGGTCTTCCTCATCCCTGCGCTTCGCGTCACGCGAATACTGTCTCTCTATTTCCGAAGCCAAGGCCATAAGCACATCGGTTTGCCCACGTAGCTCCTCAAAATCGATCTTTTCAATGGGCGGCAGATAGGCATACCCATCAACCGCCAAGATGCCTGTCTGAAACTGCTTCGGCACGACAGCCAGAGCATGTTCATATAAATCTTTAACTGCTTCAGGTGTCTCATCCCATATTACCTTTCTGCGACTTCTCCAGCGCCTTGGTTTGCGTGATGGTATGAATGCGTTGAGTAATAATGCCCCAAGCATTTACCACTCCTCGTTCATGCGAAAGCCTGAGATGATTTCACTAGTCCCACCAAAGCCTGCCGCACAGAGTGTGAATGTGCCGTTTCTAGGTAAATCCAAGTCAATAAACTTTTCGTTAGCGGCACTTTGTTTTTTATCACCCGCAGGAATAATGTCGCCTGCCCAGACCACGTTCCCACCTGTAATTGCCGTGGCCGTGCTGTCCGCTTCTAGGGCGGTGTCCGCTGCCGTGTAGTTGTTAGGTGTCGCCCAACTTGGGCCAGTGAGTGTCCCGTTTAAACGTACCTCTATATAAACAGGGTTGTTCGATCCTACGTTTATCATGTCATAGCCGTCAATTTTTACAGAGCGACCATTAAACGCCGACTTAAATCGAAAGCTGACGAGCGGTGTCATCACGCCATCGCCGACTGTTCGCTGTGACCGAATATGTCCGGTGAAGCGGAACTTAGGCCGATAATCACCGATGATGGAATACTGACGGCCACCCACATAAAGCTGGAAGTTACTTGCTGTGGTGCCGCCGTTGTCCACTGTAGCGAATACCCGTAAAGACGGATCATTGATGGACGTGCCTATGAAATCTTCATTGCTGATCTGGTGCACAGGAATAAACGTCTGCTGCTGTCCGACAACTCCTAGAATGCCAAAGATGATCTGCCCGTAGCCGTACCAAGTATATCGGATTTGATAGATGATGCCGACTGTCTCGTCCAACGTGTAGCCAGAAGCACCCGTGCCGTCTAGTGGGTCGATGTTCCAATCTGCCTTGTCAGCGCGGTTTAACTCAACGCCGCCTTGAATACGCGCAACATACAGCGTGTCTGCATCATGACCAAAGATAAAGGCGTTGTTCCCGTCTGCTGTTTCACCACCCCATTTGGCTGTTTGCGTCCCTGTCGGGGTAAAGGGATACCGAATCCCTATACCAAACTCAGCACCATAGCCGGGGATGTATCGACCAATCTCTGCGCTCTCAAGCGTATAAGCGCCGTCTGCGTTTGAACCAGTCTGCAAGAGGATTTCACCCGTTGCCGCTGACGTTCCTGTACCTGTTTCTGTGACCTCTACAGCGTCCCGCAGCGGCGTGTTAATGCCATAGACGCTGTTCAATTGAATGATTGGTGTGCGCTTCGTCGTAAGGGCTTCACCAAACTGCGACTGCGGCATGATGGGTCGTGTAACAAGACCGTAGTCTGTGAGGTTTGGGTTTGTGTTTGATACTTGTGCTTTGGCATCTACGTCTAACGGGTCGCCAATAAACACGCCTTCGCGATGAACAGTCTTTCCATCACCATTAACCAACTCAGTTGTCTCTAGCTTTTTAGCGTCTGTGTCCTGAGTGGCGCGTTGATTGGTGCCAGTGACCTCAATGTAGGCTTCGGTCAATCGTCATACTCCACGCCTTGAATGTTGCCTTCTTCGTCACGAACAACTCGACCACGCCTTGGCCCTGTCGTCACAATAACAGGCGGCTGGCGCTGGGCCTGCCGATCCTCTCTATCAATCTCGACCTTCTCTTGCTCAAGAGCTTCTTTGGATAGCTGTTCACGAAGCCGTAGGTCTGAGTTCGCTTCAAGCTTCATGCGTTCCAGTGTGATGTCGTACTCTGCAATCTCTCGCTTTAGGTTCATCTCTTGCATGGCAAGGTCACGCTTCTGGGCCAGAGACATCGATTCCTCTTCCATGCGAGCCTGTATCTCTTCACGCTTCAACTGAGCATCAAGCTGCGCTTTCATGATCTTGCTTTCCTGATCTGCGCGTAGCTTCTGGTTCTCCATCTGAAGGAACTGGATGTTCTGCTGCATCATAGCGCCCTCTTCAGCACTGATGCCTGCCTCTTGGCTCTCTGTCAGTAGAGCCTTCCATTTCTGGATCAGATTATCTGGCAGTGGTGTATAGTCGATCACGTCAGGCGGCACTGGAATGCCTGCGCTGATAAGCTGCGGGATAAGAGACGAGAGGATACTGAACACCTTGTCTTTCTGGTTAGGGCTGGTCGGTGCGTCATCAACAACGACATCATAGGTAGAAACACCCTCTTGCCTGATCAATGGAACATACTGAGCGCCATCATCGCCAACAACACGGATCAACCGTACGTCCGTTAAATACTCCTCAATGAACGACAGTAGCAGCCTGCCCTGTTCTTTACGATACCGACGAAGAGCGTTGAACATACTCGCCAGAATGCGAAGCCCAGCCTGCTTACGCTGATACTCTAACACTCCGGGCTGGTTGCCTTCACGCATACCAAGCATCTCCACACTGACGCCTGAAACGTCACGGATGCTTGATACAGCGAACTCCATAAGCCTGTCCAAGCCAGAAGGGTAAGTGATTGGCGGCTTCGGCAATACCTTTTGAAGCCCTCCCGGCTTCAGGAACGTGATCGACTGAGGGTCTGCCCATTCCTCTTCTGCCTTACGTGGGTTGTCGAATGCATCTTTCTCTGCCATCAAGCCGCCCTTGGCGTTGCTATTGATGATATGCATGACCTGAGATAGCCACTTGTTAGCCCAGCGCTGCGGGTCTTTCATCGCACGGACAAACCCATACCAAGTGTTTGAGTTGCGGTCTCGTCGGCCTGTGATGCACTTCAGCGTAAAATCTTCGCAAGGAATTGCCTCATGCTCCAGCACTGTCTCACCAGCGAGGAACGCACGCATAAACTTCTTGCGCTTTTGCTTTACTGATTTGAACTCAATGCCAAACTCTTCGGCCTTCTCCTTGATTTTGTCGTGTGTCTTTGGCTTAACGATCTCGTTAACACCCACATTCATGCCAACCTGCGCCAACATTTCCTGTATCTCTTGCGGGACTTGAATGCGATAGACATCCTCATATTCGTAATACTGATACTCGACAACCTCGATCAAGCTGTCATCATCAAAGCCCGTTTCGCCTTGATCGCTTTTATACTGGTCACCTGCAACCGTGTGGTGTGGGTTTGTGTGGCTGTCATCGTCTGCCCATATGTCAGACGGGCCGGATAGCTCATCAGCCTTGTCGGGGAATAGAGACTTCAGGTCATCAAGGTCAAACTTCTTTACCCGTGCCAACCATCGAGCATCACGCAAGTTCTGTTTCTTTGCCGCATTGTCCCAGTACATCTCAATAGGATCAACACGCTCAATAAAGACCATTCCCTCTAGGTCTTCCTCATAGTCCATGCGCGTCTCTGTCCAGCCCATGCCACAGATAACAGCATCACGAAATGCATCGCTCTCTTCGTCTTCCGCATCGCACTGGTCGCGCACCCAGTCAGCAGCAGCCGTGTAGACTTCATTGACGCCTACATCGCCCTGCTCTCTTGAAATAAAGCGCACCTCTTGGCGTGTCGCTATCTCTTCGCCGCAGATTACATCAATGACTGGGCCAACTCTGTTAAACGTAACCTCTGGACGCAACTGGTCACGCAAGAATTGCTTCTCTTCGTCCGACCACTGGCCTTCGCCATCAACAAAACCGTATTCTTCTACGGCATTACTACGCCATTCACGACTAAAGCTCCGACCTTTCTTGATGTCGGCCTTTACCCGTTCAACGATATCATCTTTGGGGTTGTCTTCCATTAAGCTGTCATCCAACTGCGTGTCTGCCCTCGACTGCGCCGGGGCTTGTAATCATCAAACTCTACCGCAGTTGGCGCACACATTGCCATCATTGCAGCATCAGCTAAGTTTGGAGACGCGATAGGTGGTGTCATTTTAGCCATCTCCATCTTAGAGCATATTTGTATCAGACCATTGCCATTTGGTCTAGTAGGGATTCGGCACACCTCAGATCGCAATTTCTGTATGTTCTCAACGCCATCGGTGTCGATTGATATCATATGGTCCGGGTCGATGTACTCGCCACGCTCTGCTGCTTTCCATGAATTAAACATACGATCTGCCAGCGTTTTATAATATTGCGCCCGATTGTTCTTGAATGTGTCTCCGTATGTCTTCGGTTGTCTCATGTCTTCAGCGCTGCGATTGTCTGACGAATGATCCTTCTCTCCGATTGGGGTGTAGACTTCCTTTGCCCTGTCTTGACCAGAACCAGACAATGACCCACGGAACATGTGATACCGAAGCCGCGAGCCGTCCAGCCTATTGCGTATCTGCCCCTTCAGCCCTGTCCCCATTCCGTCACCGTCCCAAATGAACCAATCGGCATGCAGCCTTAGAGCCTCATCAATACCCCAGTCACACACCTCATCGATCTCGCCTTCAGTCTTTTCTTTCACGCACTCAATGATTGAACCATGGCGAAGAACCAGACCAGCAGCATCCCCGCCATCGTCAAATGGATCAAGCGCCACGTAACGTCCACCAGTCGGGACGAACGAGCCTGCAAAGCGATCCTGTTTGTGAAGATCAAGGCAAGCATCAAACCATTCAGGCTTAATAATAGAATTATCAACGGTGTCATTGAACTTGCCTTCCCAAATCCAATCGTATTCTGCGCGTGGCCTGTTGTCATAATCCCATTGCCGAAGTATTTCCTGTTCTGCATTCCACCAAGGGTTATCTCGCCAGTTTACCACGACAATCAGATGTAAATCATCCTCGTAATATCCATCACGCTCCAACTCTGTCATGTATGGTACGATAAACCGCTGACTGAATGCGTCGGCACTAGACTGGGGGTTGCCTGCGAACCAACACTCAGCGCCCGGATTCCTGATAATGGTCGGCAGTAGCTTATCCAAGCTATCCTTCGATGCCCTGTGTGCCTCTTCAAAAAAGCTACGCAGATAGTTCTGGGCTGACTGCATACTGTCTGGGTTTCTGTTTGCGCCCTTGTACGTGGTTTTAGCCCCGTTAGGCGATATCACTGTGTTGGCTTGCACTTCCCAACCATCTAGGTTAAGGCGCTCTTCTATGCTGCTCTTAAACACCCTGTGAACACTATCAGCGACACTGTCTTGGAACTCTCGCAGGCAATAGATGTCATAACCCTTGGTATCCATCAGGAACGTCAGCATGTCCACGATGCCAATGGACTTGCCAGAACCACGACCACCGATTGCGACTTTGATTGGTTTAGGCGTAGTTAGAAACCGCTCAAGCTTTCTGTTCACCTTCAGGTGTGGCATTGATAAATTCTACTGTCCATTTGTTTTCTATTGGCGCACCGTTGCGGCCTGCGTGCTCGTGTCTGTTCACGTCGAGGCCGTGGAGCTTTGCGATAGCCATTGTCGCTGTTACGGCAGGGCTAGGCTGCTCCAAATGTCTAGCCATCTCCCGATCCTTAATCAAGTCTGCCGTTAGCTGCTCTACAGTGATGGCGCATCTCTCTGCGTGCTTTTCTTCACCCTTTGCCACTGCCTGCTTTACCTTAGCATTCCTTAACAGCCTAGATGCCGTTACTTCTGCTGTCTTTTGTGAATACCCGGCACGAATAGCAGCTTGCGTCCCATTGCGGTCTATTAGGTATTCCCTGACAAACGCCGCCTGCTTTAGTGTTAATTCGTCGATCATCGCTGGATTATATCCTGTTCAACGTGGCGTGTCTGCTTGCTTGGCTTGGGTGGCAGATTGCACAAGGCAACCGACACCGGGTCTATTGCCCAAAGTTTCTTTGCCTCTGCTCGTGCCGCATCAACGTGTTCTTTTTCAAACCATCGAGCCACATGAGTGGACAGAGACTTAACGCTGCCGATGTATGCTTGTATTGTCCACACGTCCTGACCTTTGCTCTTGCCGCTCTCTGCGACCGACCGCGTCTCGATCACATACTGCTGGCTGTCGTAGTCTCTCACACGGAGATTGTCCGTTATTTTGTAAATGTCACTCATCACCCAATGACTTCCTTAATCCGTCTGCCAGTTCCTCGATCAGCAATGCTATCTGGCTGTCAGGTTCTTTCTTGTGTGTTGAGATATTACCACCAACAGGGCGTCCTTGTAAATCTGTGTCGATCTGGATGAACATCGTGCCAAATTGAGTTTTAATTTTGCTGATGGTTGTCTGTGATCTGCCTTCGTTCATAATTCAAATTTATCCTGTATAGGTTTTGCGGGAGGCTCTACGAACATATCCGGCTGTGCGTATGCCTTTTCGATACGCTCACAGGCGATGTCGAAGTATTTAGGCTCAAGTTCAATGCCGATGAATTTCCGGCCCATCTTGGCGCAAGCAACGCCTGTGGTGCCACTTCCCATGAATGGGTCTAGGATGGTTTGGTGGTCGGGCGGCAACTTTTCAATGCACCATTTTATGAGCGCTAATGGCTTTTGCGTCGGGTGCTGTTTTGCAAGACCATTCGGGCTAAGATCAAACATCCTAGATGCTTCGCGCCACCCACTACACCAAGCAATTTCGCAATCATTAAAGTGCATATTCCGAATGCCTTTATTCCAGACAAGCATCTGTTTTGAGCGCGGGAGAAGGTCAGAAAAATAGTTTGCGCCCCATATGATTTGATGCCTACCCGCTGCTCTTAGCGCCTCAATCTGTTGCTGTGTAACGCCTTTATCCCATTGCTGAGTCACATCCGAATCAAATGGGCGCGATGCATTCGTGCCGCGATTATTCCAATCCCCAAGCCCATAAGGCGGATCAGTAACCACCGCGTCCACCTTCCCAAGCGTCGGCATGATTTCCAGACAATCGCCCTCGTACAGAACGCAATCGCCTATCTCAACGCGGCGGGTCCAAGGGTCAGTCATGAGCACGCTCCACGATACTGCTTGTTTGCCCTACGCTGATATACCAACACGTCGTTGAAATCATCACCAGTGCTGCCGGGAAACTGAAGGTCCACTAAGATGCCATGCAGCGACAGTTTATGTGCCAGAGCGTAAGCAGCCTTATGGCCTGCGAAGTTCTCATCACTGTCAACAAAGATTGTGACGGCCTTCACGCCTTCGGGTGCCTCCCACCGTTCCATAAGAGATGTATTAACAACCGACCACACTGGCAAATCAAACATGTTGCAGGCAGACATAGCCGTCTCAATACCCTCGGCAATACCGACATGCTCTGGCACGTCCCCATCACTCAGTCGGATGCAGGCACCCTTTGGTAATGTCCCCGGCATCATCTTGCGTGGGCTTTCCATTAAAGCCTTACCTTTACCATCGTCAGCGAGGAACGTGCGATGCATCGAACACGGCTTACCATTAACATCAACCACCATCGCGACAAGGCACGGCTTTAAGCCACCCTGTCCATCAGGTAACTTATCGGCATACCGAAGAGAAGACGGGTATGTGTGTTCCCAAATGCCGCGGTATTGAAGATACACGTCGCCAAGGTCGCCTGTCTCAAGCTGCTTAGTTTCGGCATACACCTTACGTAATGCTAAACGCCTATCATCGTCGGACATCTCACCAGTGACGTGCTGTGCGCTGTCGGGTTTTAGATTGCCGATGATGCTATCGATCTTGCTGGCGACGTCCTTAAACTCCATACCTGTGAATTGCTTTGCCAACTCCATGCCATCGCCTGCGCCACAGGCAGAACAAATCCATGATCCGCTGCCCATTTTATTATCGAAGCGAAACCGATCCTTGCCGCCGCACATTGGACAAGGCCCATGCCTGTTGACCAGTGACTTCTCAGGCAGGCCAAGCGCCATCAAGACGCCTCGCCACTTTCCCTTCGCCGCCTCAATCGTTTTCTGATGATACATTACACCAACTCCAATTCTTCAATCTGCCCGATTGCGCGGTCAAGTTCTTCAAGCCACCACTGCTTATCAGCATGGCTGAAATGACAAATATAAACACTATCGATTGATGTGCTTTCATGCGCCCACCAAAAATAACCTGAACCCTTTACAAGTTCCAGATTGTGCTTGGCTGCAATCTTATTTAATAATTTTAAGTTGAACATCTTCCCTCCCCCCGGCAGGGCGCTTATTGCGCCGCTGCCATTTCTTGTTTGGTTTGGTGGATGGTTTCATGCCAAGTCATCAGTGCTACTTTAGCTACTACGAAGCAGAGTGATTTGCGGGTTGGCAAACCGTTGTCTGCGAGAGCCTCTTGAGCGTGACGGGCTATAACGCCAATTTTGCTTTGGCTGTGCAAAGGCCCGACTTCAAAAAGGCTTTGCATCTCATCTGCGACTTCTGCGATTTTTTGGTCTGTAACGAACATGTGATTAACTCCCGTTTGCGTTGTTGATGATGCATAGTAGCGCGGTACATTTATGGATGCAAGTTTTATTTTAACTTTTTTTGCATACGCTTTGCATAGGCTATTCTACGGCTCTTCTCATAATTCATGAACGCCTGATCTGGTACAATTTCTGGCCCGTCTACACTCTTAGGCCACACACCAAAGCGAGACCGATACAACGCCTTGGCGAGCTTGCCACCTTTACGGCGCTCTCGATCTAGGCGACGGGCCATCCCCCAAAACCTACGCTTGTCCTCAATCGTCCACTTGTCCTTCTTCCCGCCGATCTGCTGAAGCTCACCGTTTTCAACATCGACATCTGCGACAGGCTTCTTCTCGTGTCCACAGGATGGGCATATAACGCCCGTGAACAGCACACCGCACTGGCTGCACGGCTTCGGTAGCTTTTCGCTGACGGTCTTCTTCTGGCGCTCTCCTCTGGGCGTGATGTCCAGTTCTGTGTGAGAGAT